AAACTTGCTTGCTTTGCAATCATGTCGTCTATCTCGTGCAAAAGTTTTTCTGAATCTTCTGGTTTGATTTCTCCTATTGAAGCATTACAAACAGCCCAAGGATTAACTCCGTCTGCATCTCCTTTGGCTTTGATATCGTCTACACATCTGTCTAATTTAGCCGGCATTAATCGTCATCCTCCTCATCTTCGGTCTCTTCGATTTCTTCTGCTGAGATTTCAGCCAAAAAGTTTTCGTTCATTTCCAGAACTCCCACCATTTTTTAATTGAGATTTTTCCGTATCTGTTCAGCCAGATTTTTTCAAGATATGGATTTAGTTTCATAAGATCTTTTGCAGAAGGTATGGTTTGATAAAATTTATCTAGCGGTGTCATTCGTAATCTCTCCCTATATCATAATCCTGATTTTGCTTTAAATCTTTACGATAGTTTGTTGGCTTGAATGGAACTTGTGATCCTCTCAAGTCGATGCTCATGTCATCATAGATTGGATTGTCCATTGGAGGACTGCCGACATTTTGATTATTGAAATATGGCGGTTTAACTTCGCCTCCTCCCATGTCCATGTTTGGAAGTTTCATGTTTGGCGCGATGCCCGTCATTCCCATTGGCGATGTATAACCTTGATCGATTGCTTGTTGATATTGTCCATCGATTGATTTTGTCAATCCTAGTCCTGCTTGTTCGAATAGTTGTCTTAATTCTACTGGATCACCTTGGACTGCGCCAGTGGCCATCGCTTGCATATAGAGTTCGATGAGTCTGATTTGATCTTCGATTGCAATATCTTTCTTTTCTACTTCTCCGAAATTAATTTCAAAGTCAGTGTCGTCCCAATCAACAGGAACTAATCCTCCTGCATACATTGGATCATAGTATGGATGTGCCTTATACCAGGGCTTGAAGAATTTTTCGTTGAGTTGTTCCATCACACTAACTGGAAATGCTGACAAGCCAATCTCTGTAAGAATTGCAGAAGTCTTTGCATTAGCGTAACTGTGTTGTGATGTTCCGGCTTCCTTAGAACGAAAGTCATTGAGTGCTTTCATAATTGGTCCCATTGTAATATCATGGAATTGTTCTGGATTGAAATTCCTGGCTTGTGATCCTAATTGTTCAACTTCGACTTTGGTTCCTGCAACAATGTCTTGGCCAATTTCTAAATTCTCAACTTGTCCTTGTAATGCTGCACGATCATTCTCATCTCCTGATTCAATCTGCCAAACATTTCTTGTGATGTATCTTTGTTCGGCCATCTGCATATTGAATTGAGTTGCATATTTTCTATCTAACAGACTTGGAAGTTTGTTTGGGAATACACCGTTTGGTCCCACTTGGTCGAAGAATCTTGGAGAAGTCATTGATGTTCCGAATCCTGTTCCAAACACACTGGCATCAATAGGATTCCACATGAAATGAATCACTTCTCCTGGATTATGATAGCCTTGATACTCTGCTCCTCTGAATTCGTACTTGTAAGGAATCCTCTGACGATCCCACCAAATTCTGACAAAGGAGCTTATCGGAATGTGCATGAGATCATCAAAGGAGCGAACATTGGCAATTCCTAATCTTGGTTTGTAAATCGAATTTCCATACCAAAGAAGTTCTTTAATTAAAATTGTATCCCAGGTATCGAATCTCATATCCTTTGTGAATTTCTCAAAATAATCAACAAGGGCGTCATTTTTTGCTTTTACATAATGCTCGCCTCCGGTAATTTTACTGGCCAGATCATTAATTGCAAGTTGGACATCCTCATCAATTTCCAAAGACTGTGCTTGAAGTCTGAAATTTATTGTTGGTTGATCAAACGACTTGGATGTGTAACCTTCTCTAGAATATGCTCCAACTGTTGAAATCTCAGGTCCCCAGACTGGCTGCGATAATCCAGGAAGTGTTTCAAAATAACTCTTCATGTCCATTAGATGCAAAGAATTGGGAGGCTTGACGTGCTGAGAGGGAGAGTCGATAATTCCCAACTTCGTCAAACCATTCGCTATGCGAGATTTGAATCCCATGAATTTCGAAAATGAATCATCGCTTAAAGTTGTTTTCAGTCGAGGGCGTGTGCGTTATCTGGATGCTGCAGTTTTAGAAATGTGATGATCTTTGTGACCTTCTTTTCGATTGAATCTGATTTTTTCATGCGCCATAGAAGGATGGCATATACTGGCGAGAGCAAAAGTGCGATAGTTGTGATAGTGTCAGTATCCATGATGAATAAAATTATTTATTGCTTTTAGTTGTTTTTGCTATCACATCGACCCACACTTGCATCGCTTGGGCTAATAATGGATGTGCTTCTTCAATTTCTGTTAAGATAGTATCGAGTTCAACTTTGCTGATTTTTGTGATTGGATATAGAACCTTGTGAAACATATCCGTCATTTCTGAATCTATCGGATCTCTATCATTATCTACCATAATCTTCTGTAATGTCGAAATTAAGAGAATTGCTTTCTCTCTATCATTTAATGTCATTGTATGACATTCAACGTATGAGAGTTATTTATGGATTTTAGAAGTTTTAGCCACAAGCATTGATACGATTGGAACTTCCATCATGTCGGCGTATGCAGTTTCTTTTGGATAACGATAACCTGTGCCGTGCCTTTTTTCATTTTCATACTCTTCTGGATGGAGTTCCCTTGCGCACTGATAGCATAATTGCCATTTCTGCCAGTTCTTGGCTTTACGAGATTTGCCGCCGAAGCCGCAATTAAGACATTTAGCCAATGACTCTCGTACTAAAATACTAAAGAAATCAAATAAAGACATAGTTTATCAATCATTCTAATTCTTTTTGTGAATAGATTTATGTCAAATTCTTTTTTCCCTTACAATTTTTTTACAAGATACGCAATAAACATGAGATGAGATTAATTTACCACAAATTATACAAGTATTCATTTAATGTCATCGCCTTCGCTTCTTCACTGGCGAGATTCTAAACGCATCTGGATTCCAATTCTGATCTGCAACTAGACAATAAATTATTGACATGACAGAATCAGGAGGATGATTGAATTCTTTCTTTGCTCTTTGCCTTGGATCTTCGACTCTGACTTCGGTGTCTTCTTCCAAATCCTTTCTTGTAATAGAACAAAAATCATCCATTAAGAAATCTGTCTCCCAATCGTTTTTCATCGGGATCATGAATACAGTCTTTTTTAATTCTTCCTCAGTCGGCCTGGTTGGATGAGATACATATTTTCCAATAAAATCGACGAAGCCTTGGATAACCGTCGTCTTATCGATTTGTAGTCTGCCGAGTTCAGTTCCGTGCTCGTCAGTTGCCTGGCTATACTGCATTTCGGGTTTAGTTTCATCTCCAACAGTACGACAACCCGTGAATCGTCTTCTTCCCAAACCCTCAAACTTAACATCTTTGCTATCTCGTCCTCCGTCCTGAATCACCTTCACTTGAATTTGGCCGTATCCCAGGTCTCCCACCGCGAAATCAACTCCAAAGTCTTTGAATAATTCTGCAAGATACTTAGCTTGATCAAGTTGGTGCTCTTGCGGTCTTGGGTCAATGTGAACCAACTGATACCGATGAGATTTACGCCAATGGATAATAATAGACGCGACAGTTTTACTTGCAGCCGGACCAGACCCAAAATCAACTCCACCAAATACTCTTATCCCACTACCAAATATCTCTTTTAGTTTTCGAACTTGATCGGCCTTGAGAAGTGTGAGATATCGAACATAACAGGCTTCAACCATTTCGGGAGTAATAGGTCTTCTCTCTGCTTTGTAGAATTCGCCAAGAGTATGTGAGAGATACATTGACGAAGAATAGTGTCGCTGTTGATATTGGATTGAGGATTCTGGTTGTGCTTGATATTTAGAAATAGCATCGTCAATCGTGAGAGGAACATGAGGAAAAATTGTTTGTGGATAATGATAGCCTCTGTAATTGATGTTTTCGGGTTTCTGAGGTATCCACTTTCCAGCCAGGATTGTTTTGAGTTCGTCTGGTTCATTCACAATATCACCAAAGGCGTTGAACTTTAATTTTCCTCGCCAGAATTTGTCATCATAAATCCATTCTCTTTGATCGGTTCTCTGCCAAAGTTTGTAATAATCTGATCCTGCTTCTCCTCCAATTCCAAACATGATCAAGCGGCCTTTAGTTTTAGAAAGAGAATACATGGCCACTGGCAAAAATCCTACTTCCTGGGCCTGTGTTTCATCCAACACTAAAATTTTGTTGGACTTGCCTTCAACCTTGTGATATTTGTTTTCATCAGTAACAAGATAGATTACGCTTCCATTGGACAATCTGATTCTGCCGATGTTGGCTCTTTGATGCGGCAGGAATTGTTCTAGTTTTGGATTAGAAATAAAAGTTTCAAGTCGGAGTCTTTGTTCTGAAAACGCTGACTTGTGTTCTTCATCATCAGCAACATAGGTTACTTCACATCCTGGGAAATGAGTTGAGACTTGAGCGATTAGGTTTGCAGCGTTTGTGGTTTTGAAAGTTTGTCTGCCATTGATGTGCAAAATATTTGGATGATTATCCAGGAGCGGTTCGATCCAGAATGGCGCAAGAGTAAAGTTCTGCGCCATCCTTCCAATGTTGGGTCGATACTCATCAATGAATTCAATTACATTGGCTGGCGTTATTGGAAGGTCTTCTCTAATTAATCCCTTCTCGAGATAGTAATTGTAAAGATTCTTTGGAAGTTTAACACTTGTCAAGTATTTTATTCAGAATACACAAATTTAATTATCTTTACAAATCAGGATTCTAGATTTGGGATCTTACCTAAGACTGTTTCCATCACGTAGGCTGTGTATTTTTTGCAAACAGGACAACTCTTAACGTGTTTAGTGTAGATCCTTGATAACACTTCACAAGGCGGCGGCGTTTCAATCATTCATTATTCCACCTAATACCTGAACGGTTTTTACATTTACAGAGATGTGATAGTGCGTTGCAATCATTACAATAATACATTTTACCAACCTATCACCGAAATATCGTAGCATTTAGGACTGCAAAAATCATGTTTGTTATTGTGTTCTTTTCCACAAGTTTTACATTCTTTACTTTCCACCAAGTCCCTCAGCCTTCTCTGCTACAATCCTCGCCTGCATTAATGTTGGGCCTTCGCCTTCAATCACCCAGCGCATATTGATAACTTCCTTTAATTCACTAATTATCCTAAGTTTAATGAGAGGTTGCGATTCATTTTTACGCATTTCTTGTAATTCTTCTTCTATATCCCTGAGTTGTTCTATAGTTTGCTGAGTCTCAAAGACATATCCATTCAGAGCATGGCCAGAGAGCCATATCCTAGAGTTCTTTCTCATCCATTTTAGGTCGTTCTTTACTGTAGCCATAGGAAGGTCTAACTTCTTGCAGATTGCCTGTGGTTTAGTGACCGACTTGGCTAGGAGTTCTGATATTCTATGCCTCCTTTGTAGTACAAGTGTTTGAGTAGCCATCTATGCCTAGAATTACTCTAATTAGGTTAATAAAGTGATTTATTTTGTTGTTTTGTTAAAATGTGACAGTAGGCGTAAAAGAGGCCTGTAATAATTTGCAATTACAATAGGGTTAAATATGATTTTATCTTATATTATATTATGAATCAAACAGAACCAACCTTTGAAGTTCAGGAAACAATCCTAGAACAATTAAGAGTAAGCAAAGTCAACGGATTCCCATTTTTTGCATACACTGGAATCAAGAACTTTGTAATGGCAGGCGATAATCCTGCAGGCAATCCACAATTAAAATTAGATTGTCCATCAAACCCAAATCATGTGAGCCACATCTGGATTACATACAAACGAGGAGCAGATGTCTATGAATTAGCATTCTGCAAGAACAATAACAACTTTGACCTCACACACGAAGAGGGAAAATTCAGCGAAGTCTACTGTGACCAACTAGCAGAAATCATCGTAAGAGAGATGGGAGTGTTCTAGATGAGCCTAGAACTTACATTCAAACTCTCAACCATTTTGAGATACTTGGAGGTAAAGTATAACGAGAAAATTGCAGATGAGATTTCTCTGAGCATTATCACATTCCAACTGGCAAAGATAGAGAAAGAGAT